TTCCGAGATCATCTGAACACTACTCCACACTGAAAAATTTAGAGCGCAAAGCAATACGCGGGGCTGCGGTTGAGACCCCAAGCGAGACTCTTCGTCGAAGGCGAAGCTCAGGAGAAACGACCCTTTCCTTTTTGCGAGACCTAAAATGATCTTAGACCACTTTACTGCGCGACCAGGTTACACTTTAGCAGAGTTTGACTACAAGCAGCTTGAAATTAGGGTGTTGGCGTTGGCTAGTCGAGACCATCAACTGATTGACGATATACGCGCAGGTGTGGATATGCACACCTATTTTGCTAGCCAGATATTCAACAAACCTGAAGGTGAGATAACGCCAAAAGAACGCCGAATGGCAAAAGGTTTTTCCTTCCAGTTGCAATATGGGGCTGGAGCCAACGGGATAGCACGCTTCTGGGACGTTTCTAAGGCCTTAGCAGAGGACTTTATCAAGGAGTACTACCGAAGGTATCCCCAAGTCAAGAAGTGGCAGCAGAGCGTCTTAGATGAAGCCTCAGGCACCCTTGAGTTTGCGGGGGATATGCAAGAGGGGTTAGCGACAAAACGTGGTTATATCCCGTCGATTTGGAAGAAGCAAGATGGCACTGCTTTGACGCACTACATGGTGATAGCAGATCGTTACGAAGCTTGGGGAGGCGATGGCACGGACGTGAATTACCGGATTTCACCGACAAAAACCAAGAATTACCCCATCCAAGGAGCGGCTGCGGACATTCTGATGTTGATGTTGAACAAACTGTCGGACTGCCTGTGGGACCAACCTACGAACCTTTTGAACACAGTACACGACTCTGTTCTAGTTGAGATCCCTGAGGCCAAGGTAAGTCTCAATACGATAAAGCTTGGTGAACTTTTAATGTCTGTTCCCAAGGTCTTACTTGAGGTTTTTAATGTAAGTTCTCCCGTTGACTTTCCGGTTGACGTTAGCACAGGAAAAACTTTAGCTGAAATTAAAGAGAACAGTTGACAGGTCTTATCAGTGTGGTATACTGTAATAGGTGACTTAATTTAATTTTAACGAGGGCAAATGTTATGAAAGAAACAGTAAGCGGAAGTATCGCAAGAATGGGACAAAATCAGAAATCTTTTATCCTGCAAGAGCAAGATGGAAAGTGGTTTGGAGCGTTCGCAGTTGACCAACTCCAAGGCGCTAATTTAGGGGACAAGGTGCAGTTCTTTTACGAGAGTGTTGAGAAAAACGGCAGAACCTTTAACAACATTAAGGGCAACGTGTCGGTCCTTGGGAAGACATCTCCTCCCAGCGCAGATGCACTATCGAGTCCGAGCTTGTCAAGAGAGTGGTTGATCCTCCGACAGAATGCGTTGACTAACGCGGTCAATTTCACGGCAAACAACCCCAATAGTGACTTAACGGTTGAGGCAGTGCTAGAAACTGCTGCGGAGTTCGTGGCTTGGACATCAGGAGACTCAGAAAAACTTGAGCTTGAGGAGGAGGCGGCACAGGAGAAAGGTGAACCAACGGTTGCGGATTGGAAGGAGGCTGCTGTTGAACTTGTAAAAGCAGCTTCTTAAAAGGGAGTCAAGCTCGTGCCAGACACAATAGCTTTATTTGATGGTGATATTATCGCCTACCGTGCTGGCTTCGCCGCTGAGAAGCGGGTCTACTTTGATACACGTAACCCCCCAAAAGCGGGGGGTTCTTCTTTTGGTACAAAAAAAGAAGCTTTGTTGGCGGTAGACAAGGAGCATTTGGACTATCAACGGAACTTGGAACCGCTGGAACACGCACTCCAAAACGCCAAGTCCCTGATCGACGGATCTTTAGAATATTTAAGGGAGGCGCGGAGCGTCCCTGTTAGTGACTACGTGACGTTTCTCTCGGGGAACGATCAAAAACCTAACTTCAGAATTAAAGTTGACCCTGAGTACAAGGCTAACCGCGACCCGAAACACAAGCCTAGCCACCTTCCAGGTTTGATAGATTACTTAGTGGAACACCACGCGGGTTACCGCACACAAGGTTGCGAGGCGGACGATTTTTTCGGACACGCACAAACAGACGCTATTCAACAGGGTTTAGTGCCGGTGATAGTGTCTATTGACAAAGACTTGACACAACTAGCTGGATGGCATTACAACCTTGTCAAACAAGAGCTAATAGAGATTTCTAAGGAGGAGGCTACCTTAGTTTTTTGGCGACAGATGTTAGAAGGGGACTCCGTAGACAACATCAAAGGGGTCGTTGGTATAGGGAAAGTCAAGTCCCGGCAATACATACCTAACAAGACAACCGACGAAGAAGCGAAGAAGATCGTTACAAAATATTATCAACGGGATCACGGAGATGTCTGGGAAAAGGAATACAACAAAAACTGCGACCTCCTTTGGATATGGCGTAAAATCCCAGACGAGTGTCCCCACAAAGTCTAGTATAAAACCGTATAGGTCTAGGTTTGAATTTAATATAGCTCTTTGGTTAGAGCAGTCTGGTGTCGCTTTTGAGTACGAACCAAAGAAGATTTCGTACTTGCACCCAGTACACCAAGGTACTTGCCTTTCTTGTGCGTCTTCGTATGTCGGTAGGCGCTCAGTGTATCTTCCCGATTTTTGGCTCCCTGAGCAAAAGCTTTGGATAGAGGCTAAGGGGAGATGGCCGGGGTCAGGCAGAACCAAGACGTTAGCTGTGTTGAGCAGTGACAATGAACTTACGTTGGAAAATTTCAGGATGCTTTTCATGTATGACAATTGGCTTACGAAGAAACACCGCCAAACTTATACCGGATGGTGCCAAGCTCAGGGGATCATATGTGCAACAGGCGTTGAGCTTCCAAAGGAGTGGTTAAATACATAGGAGATTACCATGAAATATTTGCTCACTTATAAAGATGAAGAAAACTGTCTTGATGAAATGGGGTGGCCCCCTCCAGAAGAAGATTTAGAACTCTTTGACACGGAAGAAGAGTTAGTAGCCTACTTAGTGACGGAACTAACCTTCAACGATCTTCAATTTCTCGATTCTCCTTACTTTGACAAGAAGTTTACCGCAAAAGAGTTGTGGGAACCCCCAAAGGATCAGTGGGTAAGAAAATCCGTAGTCAGGACGCTTGTGAAGACTCTTGAAGATTTGGAGAACCTTTCTGTAGACATACGAGTCTATACTACGTTTGATTGGTATGAGGTTGAAGACGATTACACGTTGACAGGACTTCACCACATGAGCGAAGGGCTTTACGATGCTCTTTATGACCCAATCTCAGGACACTCATACATGAGTACTATAGGACATGTTCCCGGCTACAGGGATTAACATATGAAACACGCGATGATTCCAGACACACAAATTTATCCTGGTAGTAAGACAGGACACTTACTTGCTGCAGGCAAGTATCTTAGAAAACACAAGCCGGATAAGATTATTATCATAGGTGATTGGTGGGATATGCCGTCCTTGTCTAGTTATGATAGGCCGGGAGACAAGGGGTGGGAAACAAAAGACGTACACGCAGACCTAACTGCTGGTTGGGACGCTATGAAAACATTCCTTGCCGCTGTCCGTGCTAGAAACTACGACCCGGAGATACACTACTGTGTTGGGAATCACGAAGACCGTATTACCAGAGCAGCAGATAGTGCTGTGACGAGAATGTTAGGTAAGTATCTTTCTCTTGAAGAGTTAATTCTCTCCCCCCTTGATGACCTTGGGGTAAAGACACACCCGTTTTTGAAAGTCATTCAACTAAACGGAATATGTTACAGCCACTACTTTGTTAACCCAAGCAGCCTACTCTCTAACCCTATCGGGGGTACAATAGAGAATAAGCTAAAGAACCTTGGACACAGCTTTACTATGGGTCACCAACAACAAAAGCAAACAGGAGAAATTTATACATGCAATGGACAAAGACGGCGTGGGCTTGTGTGCGGACGCTTCTATCAAGATTACCATCCGTACCTTGGGCCGCAGAAAAACGCGCAATCTTGGAGTGGCATACTTATGAAACACGAAGTCAAGCAGGGAGATTACGACTTGATGGAGGTAAGTATGTCATATCTTCTGAAGGAGTATGGATGACCTTAACCGTTGAAGAGCTTGTAGAACGCATCGCGGATAGGTATGATCCAGACTTTATCGTGGAGATCCTAGACATAACTTCCGAAAGCCTACTGTATGCTTTCTTGGAGGAGGTTATAGAGAAACAAGCCAGATTTGACTTGTGGGAGAACGGAAATGAAGGTGGAGAAGAGGAGGAAACGGCGTGACCCTTACGCGAAAGAAGTTAGGACACCAAAGTATCGGCAAAGAATTGTCCCAGACATCAAAAAATATGACAGGGAAAAAGAAAAAAGAAAACGTTTCCGCGACCAAGAAGAACACCCTGTTCCTAGCGACTAGTGTTATTGAGAGTGCTCACTATACGGTAACACGCTCCGGTAGAGAGCTAGACCAAGAGAATTTTAAGATTACTTACAACCGACTAAAGAAACTTTACGAGGAGCTTGGATGAACCTGTATCAAGAGTATATACACAAGTCCAGATACGCCAGGTATCGAGAAGACTTAGGGCGTAGAGAAACTTGGGACGAAACTGTAGACAGGGTTGGGGAGTTTTGGGATGCTCGAATCCCTCAAAACGAAGTCCTAAGAACTGAGCTTAAATTAGCTTTAGAGGCTGTGCGAAGAATGGATGTCATGCCCTCTATGAGAGTTATGATGTCTGCAGGGAAAGCTTTAGAAGACCATAATGTAGCGGGGTACAACTGCGCCTATGTTCCGGT